TTTATGGTGCTGATCCCATAGCTGAGATAAATATTCGTCTACCTTACTTGGCTCTAAGTCCTTAGCTCTTTTTTCCATTGCTCTAAAGAAAGCCTCATCACCATCCTTCATATCCTTCATTATCTTAGCACTTAACTTGTCGCCAAAAGTACCATCGAACATATCCCTAGCAATCTCTTGATGTGATTTTAGTAGTTCTGGGTGCGAGTTAATTCTCCCCATTAATAACTCAAACGCTTGTGGAGCTTCCAACTCAAGCCATCTTGGGTTTGTAAAGAAGGCACTCATAAAGTCAGCGTATAATTCTGTATGCTCTCCTCGATAAGCTCTATATTCAGGAGTTGCCAACTCTTCATCATAAGGTCGCCATTGCTTTGAGACATTTGTCAATTCTTCAATAACCTTACTTGTACTAATAAGACCCTTATCCTTTGCTGATGCAACAATAAGTTCTGCATACTTATCGTTAATCTTTTGCTCCAATACGGAGGCATCTTCACCTGCCTCTTTACCAGCGTTTATGATCTCTTGAATCTCTGGAGGTATCTGCTTGCGTGCCAATATCCTGAGAACCTCTCTCTTTCCTTGTCGGCTAAGGCTTGCTATAAATTCATAAATAGCAGGATCTGCTTCTGCTCTTCCAGCTACTCCAGTGAAAATATCTTTAATCTGTTGAGGAGTAATGCCTAGCTCTTTCTGAAGATCCTTATCGTTTGCAACCTCCTCTATTTCTTTTCTTGCTTTCTCTTTAAGTGCATTAAGCTCTTCTTTAGTGAAAGTCTTACCTCCCATTTGAGTAGAGATAAAGTCACCTTCTATCGCACCCTTGAGACCTACTATTGCATTTAAGACTGTGCCTTTTAGTCCTGCAACTTGCATATGATCTAAGTGACCAATCTCATGCCCTACTACCTGTGCAGCCTGATTTGGATTTGCAGCTATCCAAGCAGCAAGCTCTATCATATGGCTATCTCTACTGTATGTATACTTACCCCTTACACCATCACCTAGATCTGGCTTTACAGAAGGGAGCTTTCCTGTTAATTGCCTACTTAACTCGATAACCTCTGGAAGACCCATAATCATTACGGACTGTGGAGAATTGGTTAAGCTCAGATTATAAGAGCCAGAAACTCCAAGTGCTTCAAACTTAAAATTCCCCTCAGTGATTTCTGCCTGACCTAACTTCTTAACATTGTCTTTATCAAACATCATCAACGCATCTTCTTTATCAGCAGAACTCTCGAATGTTGCAGAATCATATCCTTTTTCAACCATTAAATCAGCTAATGCTCTTGATGGACTATGTGAAAAAGATATCTCTGATGCCTCTTCTGGCGTTAGAATATTCAGCCTTTCATTTGCAAGATACTTAGCAATCTTAATTGGATTTGTTCCATCTTCAGTTGCTGAAGCAAAGTCTTTTTGCGCCCTTAACTCTAACGGATTTGTGTATTTAATATGCGCTCTTACTGCCGTACCTGCCTTTCTGTGGGCAGCATTATCACCAGTAAAGATTAATATCCCATCACCTTCACCTTTAATTACAGTAGTTGCTAGAACTTCAGTTTGCTCAATCATTCTCTTTGGCAGTACTAACATCTCTATTGGATCTACAGGTGTCTCCATCTTCTGTTGGAGAGCAATATAGTAGGGACTATGCCATCCAGTCTTAATAAAGCTATCAAAGGATGCTTCTGCTAACCCTCCCTCCCTACCTACAGCAAATTTTCTTGCAGTCTCAAATACCTCTTCTCCTGCTAAGTCTTTAAGCATACCAATAGATTTTTCTACATATTCCTCTGATACTGATTGACCACTCTCTACAGTCAACTGATCCGCTATTGACTTAATCTCTTCCTTCGTTTCCGCAACACTCGCTCTTTTAGCATCTTCAATACTCATTTCACTTCTAGCACTATCGGCAACTTCTTGAATTGTAATATCCTCCGAGACTACCTTTCGTCCTCTTGAAGTGGCAAACTCAATCATAGCCTTTAATGTGCCAGCTATCTCTGTTCCAGTCACCTCTTCAGCATGCCAATTACCATCTTTCTGCATGGATAATTTTATACTAGATACTTGATCGCCATTTTTTGTGCCAACAATAGTTAATGATGCAGAGCCTTTTTCGTAAGTCTTTATATGCGCCTCTAACCTTAACGGCTCTTTAGCTCCAGCTATACTATCAAGTGTATCAGGTATTCTTTTGCCAGTATCGAGATCGACATATCTTATAACGGCAGTTTGCAGTCTGTGCATCATTTCAGCAAATTGCACCATGTAATACTTAGGTGGCACAAATCTTTCTTGTGAGAGAGTGGCCTTCAACTCTAAAAACATTTCAGGGTTTTCTGCTGATATTTGTATTAAATCTCTAGGATCAAGATTCCATTTAACATACGCCTCTTTTAGATTCTTCTCGATCCATTTATCTCTTCTACGATACCGACCTAATACAGCACCCTTAACCTTTCCTGAAACATACCCTCCTGTTGCTGTTGAAATATGTAACCCTGAAAATGTTGCTAATGCTAATGCAAAATCCCTTTCCTCTGGCAAACCTCCTGCCGACATAGAAGTAAACGCAAACGCCTCTGCTGGAGTTCTAGCTACCTTATGCGCCCAAGGCTTATTTACTCCTCTTGCATATAGAGCTGCTGATGCTGTCATACCTGCAATACCTGCAACAACACCATGCTTTCCAGCAATAAGACCCTCTTTTAATGCGTGCTTGAATAGTTGAAGAAACTCAACCTCATTCCCTGCTAGTTTTTGCTCTAAGGCATACATATACGCAGATCGTATCGTGGTATCTACAGCCATAGCACCACCCATGCAACCAACACCAGCACCAAATGCAGTACCTAAAGGCTTTCCTGTCTTTCCGATAGCCTTTGGAACAGGGCCTGGAAGTATTGATGCTACCTGCCCTACAGCTTGACCAATATAACCTCCTACTTTTCCCCCACCAGTTGCACCTGTTCGACACCCAAACCCCATTGCAATAAATGATGATGGATTAAGAATTGATGATATAGAGAAAGCTGTCTGAGCCTTAAAGCTCATATTTTCAAAGTTCGCTAACTGTATATATATTTCCGCTACAGTTTTAGCGGCTTTAGGGTCGCCACTTTCAAGCCTATCTAATAAGAATCCTAGATAACCTGATTGTGACATCTGCCCAAGCCCTACTGCATTTATCCACCCCATAGGATTGTCTTGCATCTTCTGCAACTCTTCTCCAGTAATCCCGTACTCAGTGGCTATTTTTGCTATTTGATCTGGCTCTTTTCCATATACAAGAAGGGTGTTCTCAAGATTGCGTAATGACTCTTCGGTATAAGGATCTGTGGGTGCTTCTTCCGTCCCAATCTTATCAAATATAGTTGACTGCATATTCGTGTCTAACTTAGATATTTGGAGCTTTAATTCCTCAAAAGATGTATCTAGCTCTATATTATTCTTAATGACTTCTGCGAGAGACTGAGGAAACATACTGTCAATCATCGTTCCCCTTGTGCCAGCACCCTGATCCTTCATCCTGTCATACTGATTTTCCGCATGAGGCTGATCTTCCCATCGTCCACCTTGATATTCTGTCTCAAGTTGCTTCCATGATTCTGTTCCATCATACCCTCTAAATAAATGCCTCTGTCCTGGGAATAATGGATCATTTCTTGGCTCTACATTAAAGTCAAATCTTCCTTCTTTTCCTATGGTGAGATATGGCGAAAACCCATGATTAAGTCTTGGCGTTATTAGACCGTTCTGACTAGGCATAACAAGATCGCCACCCATAGGGGTTTCTCCAATGGGTTTGCCTTCAGAGACTAATTGGTTTTGCTCCTCCAAATATGAATCATTAATTTCATCTTGCGTAAAAATACCTTGCTCAACTAATTGGTCATCAGTCAGCATTTTCTAGCTCCTCAATCTTTCTCATTCTTTTTTTCCATTGGCCTACCCCTTCATTTGTTAAAGCATAAGGATAGCGCATTTTCATCCCAAAATCATGTCTAATCATCATATTTAATCTTCTTTGATATTGCTTTTCAGTTTCATCATCTAGCTTTATATCATACCTACCAAGCTCCTCCCACGCCTTCATGCTTCTAGCGAAATGTGGAGCGACCCTCTTGTTTACGGTATCAGGTAAGGTATATATATCGCTGCCTAGCTGATAATCGTAAGTACTATCCAGCCAGTCACCTACCTTACCAAGAACAGACGAGTCAACCACCTGCTCTTGAATTGGTGGTGGTGCAGAGTCAGGGGATGACTGCTTAATAAATGCAATTATATCATCTACGATATAGCCTTTATTGGGGTTATCTTTCGTTCCTGGTCGTAGCATATTCAGCCATGTCTTGCCTTCTTTATATCCCTGCTCTAAACCTTCGTCTAGTAGGGAGTCAAATTCCATCATCCTATCATTCTTAGCCTGTTCTAAACCTTTATTACCAAGCCCAGCTTGCAAACTAGCCAGCAGACTAACTTGAGTTCTGCCAAACATATGCTTTGCATGATCTCTTGCGTTACTAAATGCCTTTATCTGTGGAGAGTTCTTCCTTACATCTCTAGCCATCTTGAGCAATTTCTCTCTTTCTTCACCAGTTATCCCTGCCTCAACAGCTAATCGGATAATTTCATTTCTTGATGCTTCTGGCGCAACAACTACATCATTCCTACTTATAAGCGTTCTGGATGAGATCATATCTACAATTTTATTATATTTAGACGAATCTTTAGGCTTAGGTGAGCCAAGATCGCTCTCCAATGCTATTTTATCCGCTTTTAACAAAAGCGGATTATTCCAAATATCTTGTATAGAAACATTCTCACCTTTAACATGCAAGAGCTTTAACCTCTGATACTCGCTGCCAGATGATGCTTCCACTCCCTCCTTCTCAATACTTCTTCTTCTTGCAAGAATCTTTGTTTGTGATTCGATTAAAGACCTTCTCTCGCTATTAGATATTCCTGGTATTATTTTATCCTCTCCATTAACTTGGACGATAAATGATTTCTCATTATTGAAATTTTCCAAGTAGTCAATAGACCGCTCTATATCTACCGAAGAGTACGATGCTGGGTCATTTACATTTGACGACTTGACTTGACCACTGTACATATTAATCTTTGCTATAGATGTAGCGGCAGCACCCATGGCTTTATTGAGATAACCCCTTATTGCAGCATCATCTCGAAGATTGCCACCCTCATTAGCGATGCTGAATAAATTTTCTAATCCTGCTGAAATACCATCGATATCTACTGCACTGGATATTACATTAAGAGAATTATCCATATTCACATAAACTCGTGAAGTAGCTCCAGTTACTTTATGGGCAGCCCCAATAGTAAATGCTTTGCTTTGCAACTTGCCAAATTCATCAGCACTCCATAATTCAAACTTAGCAAGATCCTCTTTACCCATTAGCTCCATATAGCCTGTCATCTGACTACCCTGCATCATAGAAGCAATATTACTATCCGTATGATCTATGTAGTTGTCTGAACTAAGAGTCTCCTTGCTCCCATCTTGATAAACAACTATACCAGTATTAAAGGTTCTGACAAGCTCATTGGAAGTGCTAGAATAGAGAGCCTTTGCCCTATTAAGACTATCATGTTGCTCTTCTATCTTTACCTCTTCATTTAAGGCTTTGTATGTCTTACTGAGAGTCTCCCCAATGCTACTTATAGCCTGACCCATCTTCATTGCTGCACGACCTGATGCACCTGCTTGATTTATATACGAAATACTACCGCCTTGTACTTTAGCAGCACCAATTTTTGTCCTACCTCTTGATCTAATTACTGAAGCCATAAGTTATCCCTTTATTGCCATACCAGCACTGTAAGCACCCATTGCGCTACTTGCTCCAGATAATAGCGAAGTGGTTGCTTGGTACTGACTTGCTAATTGCTTATCTGATCCTGCTTGCCATAATAGCCAAGCATTTTTCTGGCCTTCTCTGAGGATATGAGTCTTATCCTCTTCAAGATCATTAATTGTCTTCATCATATTAGTGACAGGCGATCCAACGCCTACCGATGCTCCAGAGCCACCCCATTGTGCCATTTGCGTATGGAGCTGTTCAAGCATTTGGCGTTGCAATACCTTGGCTTCATAATGGCTTCTTTGTAGCTCTTGACCATACTGTATCTGCCCTTGCTTATAGGCTGCATTACCTGCTTCTGTAGCTCCTCTAGCTCCAATAATGCCACCTGCTACTGCTAGTCCTGCTCCTGCTGCTGCTAGTCCTGCTCCCATCTAATCCACCGTATTCAGCGTACCATGAATTCCTAGAATCGTCATTGGTAGTGGCTGCTCCTGTTTAACTTCAATATATCCATCTCTATCCCAGCCAAGATTAGTTACCTTGACATCTCCAGAGAAGAGTCCTAAACCTTCATCCATCGCATCTGCTGATGTTCTAAATGACATTGAATCTCCATTAATCGTAACTCCTGTAGAGTTCAGTAATCTTACTTGAACTTCATTCCATCTCTTTTTACGACCTTGTGCTTTACCTGCCTGAGACCCTACCTCTGCTCTCATTGTCTTTAATGTAGAAGTATAGCTTAATCCTACCTCCACATTAACATTTCCCCAAGAATCTGGTATAGATGGTGTTACTGCGCCACCATTAACAACTTGATCTGGAAATACTGCACCATTAACAACAACCTTAACTGTCTCACCCTCTAAATGAGATAGTCCTGAGATAGTTGCCGATGCGCCAGATACTGTACCTGTTAAACCAGAATCTACATTAATCTCTGGGTCAAGATATTCTACATACTTCTTTGTTACCCCACCGATAGTTCGACTTATTAATAGCCAAACTTGATCTGATGTTGCAGTTGTTATTACTGTTACACTTTCAACTTTAGAGTCTGCTCCTCCAATACTATGTCGTGACCAAGCTACAACATCTTCTGGTCGCTCATAAGTCATACTTAGCAACTTACCATCTGCCGTACACGCCCAAACAATAGAGTCTGGCTCTTGCTGATACTCTGCATCTTGCAGATAACCTTCCGTAATATGCTCCGATAGAAGTGTCATATCAGGTGCGATATAAGCATCATTCTGGAAATTATACCCAAACTCTCTTAACTTTCTTCTAGCTCTTTGGACGAAAAGAATTGAGCTACCTACCTGTATAGGAGGTGCAGTCCAACTACCGTAAGTAGTCTGCTGAGTGATCATTATATTAGATGGAGTAAGCGGCTCACCTGATGGTCTTCCTATCTTAAATTCACCACCTGCCGTACCCACAATTAAATCTCTACTAGGCTGTAACCATCTGATTACATTGACTCTATTCGTTGCAATAGCATATTCCATTGACTGATCATCAAGACCTGTGCCTTGATCGAAGTTCTCATAGTCTGCTGTTTGTGACCCCCAGATTGTCTGAGGATTAGCGGAAGTTCCTGCAAAGAACAGTCTCTGCTCATAGAATGATACTGTTCTAGGGTAGCCATTAGTGGCATCCCAAGGAGAAGTTCCTGCCCATGTAAATGTAGGCGTAGCTAGAGTCCAACTTGTATGACCTGTACGACTTAACTTTCTCGGTGCGTGATTGCTATGACATATATACATAACATCTGCTGACTGTGCAAAATGTAGCTCAAATAATTCACTATCTAAATATGGTGAAGCGACCTCATAAGCACTGCCTCCACTTAATATCTGACCATTATCTTTATAGAATCTAATATACTGATCGCCAAACTCTAACACATAAGCCTGTGTGACATTAAATTCAAAAGGGATTAATCTTCCTGTATCTGCGGAATCTTTAACCTCTGCAACATGATACGATCCCCCCCTACGAACAGCCCCACCGTGAGGATATACGCTCATATTCTCCAGAACGCTACAGCCATTAAAGTACTTCTTAAAGTCTATCTGCCCTTCCAGTCGAGGACTAAGCTCCCCTGCCGTGAAGTTAGATTGAAATGGATGAACTCTAGCCATTACAAGCGGAAGCCAGTAAAGGTATCTGCTACGATACTATCTAATGATCCTTCTGAGCCATCAGCTCCTCTAGCCTCTCTTAACTTCAGCTCATACATCTCCCACATTTGAGATGTAAGTGAGTTACTTCCTGTGATTGAGTAAGCAAGTTCTGCCGCTAACCTTGCAGTTAATGCCTCTGTGAATAAAGCATCAAATTCAGCAGGACTTGTTATTTTACCAATATAAAGTATCTTAGCTTCACCTTCGTTGGTTAATAGCTTACGACCCTCTACCTTAAAATCAAGATCATTAGTCTGCATTGATAATACACGCAAACAATAAGGGTCTGTTGGCAGGGTATATTCATAGGCATATGTGAAAGCTGGAGTAGAAGTTAATCTACTTAGTGCTTGCCTACGAATCGCAAAATTCCAAGAGTGCGCTCTGGTTACTGAATCTCTTATAGGCTCATAAAACGCATTACAGAGTCTAGCTCGCTCTGTATTATCCGATAATGAAGTAATAGGATCGTCTCCTAATTTCCTCAGCGCATTAGAACATATTGAGACTTCTGTAGCCATATATCACTCCATAATAAATTATTCAGGAGGGGAGGGAATATAACCCTCCTCCCCCCAATTACAGCTTATGACTCTAAAGCACCAATCTCCACTACCTTCTCATCTTCGACACGAGTAGCACCGATGATCATTGACAGGAATACTTGAGTTGCATAGTTCTTGTCATCACGCTCTGAAATACGAGTAGTGATATCCTGACCTACTGCTAGACCAAGACCTGACTCAGTATATGCAAGGCAAGAACGGATGCTTGAAGCAACAGCCAAACGCTCAGTACGAATAAACTTAAAGCCCAAGAAAGTATCAATCTGTCCAGAAGCTAAAGCACGAACCGTATTGTAGTCTGAAGATTTAACCTCAGTAGTTCCTAGTAGGTCTGTAATTTGCTTTGCAGAACAAAGTATAAAGCGAGCCTCGTCTGGATCAGCTTCAGAAGAATCAATAATCTCTTTTGCGCTAAGTAGCTTATCAAGAGTCAAGCCTGTAGAACCACCAGCGATTTTCTGTGCTGAAGGAAGAGCAACAGTTGTTGCGCCAGCTACACCAGAATACGCATTACCAGAAGCTGCTGCGATAATAGCATCATCCATAGCACGACCCATTGCATTAGCACCTGCTTGTGCATACTCTGACTGAGGAGTGATAAGCATTCTAACCTTATCTTCCTGATCAATCAAATCAGCCCAATCATAATCAACAAGTGTAACCTTGCGTCTTGAATGTGGAGTATCAATCTGTGGAGTATCGGAATGGCGAGTAGTACGAACTACTGCTGCCGTAGCTCCAATACGCTCAAAATAATGGCTCTTACCAACTGTAGGCTGATAACGAACTGTATCACGAAGGCGTGATCCCTTTTGCTGTGCAAGATGTAGAACATTACTTTTATACTGCTCTACAAATGCAGTTGTGATTTCTGTTGACATAATAATGTCTCCTAAAATAAATTAATAAAAAAATATAAAGTTGACATTATCCTATCGGGTGTCTATCAGTTACGATGAATAGTCGAATCATTAAGTGATTAATCTTTCTCTAACCATTATCCTAAAAAAGGGTGGTTGTTTGAGAGTAGTGCAACAAGTTTTTACGCCTGTTACACTAACAATACCATAAGTTTACACAAATGCAAGAACTATTTATTGAAAGCCTTGTCGAATAAGTCCTGCATCTCTTTCTGCGCTTGTGAGTGTTTAGGATTTTTAGCATCCCAATATGCGTGACCCTTGTCACTATTGATCTGGTCGATACGCTGTTGTGCATCTAGCGGACTCATTACCAAGGAGTTATTAGCAGTACCTTTTGCTGAATCCTCAGTAATGCCTTCACCTGCCTTAACAAGTAGTCTAATCAATGAAGGATCATTTCCATATCGTGGATCTTGTAGTTTCTGCCTAATATCGTCATCACCGAAAACACTTAAAGCTCTATTGGCAGCTCTTAGGTTTTTGTCGTAATTATTACCAAACTCTTTACGCAACATCTCTTCTGACTCACCTGCCGTAGCATTAACCTGACTCCTCTCATCCTCTATCTGATAGTCAATTGCGCCTTTCTGCCATTCCATCAATCCTGCCATCTGATCTGGTGATAGTCCTAGCTTATGACCTGCCTCCCTAAAAGAGTTCATTGTCTCTTCTGGATAATATTGACCATAACCCTCTGGAACTTTTAATTCATACCCACTAGGATCATCTGGTCTTCCTAACTTAGAATATAACTCACTTCTCTCTTCATCTGTTTTTGGTAAAGGTACTCTGCTTCCTATCATCTTCTGCTGATGAATTAAGGTATTCGCTGCCGACTCTGCATCCTTAATATTTGCTAAGGTAGGGTCTGCCCTCAACTCTTCTGATAGTCCACTTTTCCAGTCGCTTAGATTGTCATTTGCTTCGGGTGCGATTGCTGGTGCATTATCCTCAGGCTCAATGGTCGCTGCTTGTTCATCACTCATATATTATGTTTCCTTTAAGTTACTCATCCTAATAATACGAAGATAGACTGCTCTCTCGCCTTCCCTCCTCGCGGTTTCATACGGATCACCCTTAACGAATGATTCACGCATCTGGTACGCAGCCTTTAGATCTTCGAGGATTGCTTCACCCTCAACCGTTCCAAACACTATTGCATATTCTTTCTTTAGTTTCTGTATTGCTTTAGCCACCACCCATTGCCTCCGCTATCTGTTCCATACCTGCTTGTGTAGATTCAACATTCTCTTTGCCTAGCATTGGCATAGCCTGTGATGCTGTACTAACTGCTTGTTGCGCTTGTTGCATCTCCATCTGCTGTTGCTGTTGCTGCATCCGTTGCTGTCTTTGAGCATCTACCTGCCGTGGATCTTTCATAATATTTTTAGGTACACCAAGCAGTTCTGCTCTTGATCTTATAGCTGCATCGTGATCCAAATTATCCATTATTTCAGGAGCTATCTGAGCCATCATTCCAGCCATCTCATATAAGCGTTCTACTGCTACAGCCTCCTCCATTCGCTGTGATCTAGCAAGTGGGCCAACATACTCAATATCAACCTTTACTCCATTTAATGATTCTGGAGCTTCCAAAAACATCTCATTTCGCTGCATAATATTAAAGCATCTTTCGATAAGAGGATTTAAGAACTCAGTCTGGAATCTGCCTAATGTAGGGCCAAGAAGCCTCTGCATTAATTCATAACGAACTTGAACTTCGGTTGCAGTCATTTGAGGCCCTGACTGTAGCTCTAGCTGGTCTGAGAAAAATGCTTGCTTGATAGATGCTCTAAGCTCTGACTCTTTCATATCAGATACATCAAATCTAGCTCCACTACCTAACTCTCTAATAGCTCCATCTCTACGAACCGTAGTAATACCGCCTGGCTTTGTAACTACTCGACC